CTATGGAGGGAAATTAGTCGGTTTAGGATTATATTCTCTTGGTCTATTACTATATCTTGTACTTCTGAACGAACTACTTGCGTAACGCGTCCTTGGTGTATTGTTTGCTCTTGTTGGTTATCCATAGTTATTCTCCTAGTTGTCGGGGTCTGGTAATACTTCTCTTGCCAGATCATCCACCCACCTTGGGCCTATAGTTGGGCCTTCCTCAGCCAGCTGTCTTTGATTTCGTAGGGCTCTTCCCCCACCCTGGCCTAGATCTTCTGCTTGATCCATTTCCCGTATTCTATTTAGTAATGCACGATGGAAATTCACACGGCTTCCGATCACCCGTGTTCGTATACCCTCAGATCCAATTTGGTTACCAAGTCTGTCCGCGTGGGTAGCAAGAGATTCTAATGCCTCTCTGGTAAAGCGTCTACGCATAGGCCTAGGTATATTTAACATAAATCTCTGACCTACGGAAGTAGCCATGTGGTCTACTACATATAAGTCCCTAACTCGTCTAGCGTTTCTTTGAAACTGAGTGGGCATCCTAGCGAAGGTAGCTATAATATCTATCATTTCTTGATCTTGATCGGATAGCTCAGGCAACCCTTCAAGAGGTCGACCACTAACTGTCCGCTCAAATACCTGCATAGCCCTTTGCTGTTGACCCTCTGACGTTTGAGGATACCCACCTGAGGGTATAGTAGACCGTCTAAGAGTTCCTCTAGATCGAGATCTTACAAGAGCATCCTCGAATGGTTGTCTACCCGTATCTGATTGAGCAAAGTGTGTTAAGGATTTACCTTCTGGTAACTGCGGACCAATTGGTTGAAACTGCCTAAGTGTCCTGCCCATAATTTTAGGAAATCCAGAAGATTCATACATCCGCATACCAGCACGAATAATACCCACCTGAGCAGAAGGAAGCGCATCTATATCAACAAAAGAGCTGCTACCTAATGTGTGCAGTTGGGCTATGCTAAGCTCTTGAAGTTGCTTAGGAGACATAGCGGCAACAGCATCTTCATATATATTAAACTCCGGCTGTGTAAATACAGATTTGCTAACATCAAACTTATTATTATAGAAATCACCTACGGCACCCGCACCAGATGTACGATAGCTCTCTACCTTCTGTACACTAGGCAGCTCTCTACGGAAAAGGTCTCTTATACTAACAACAGCACGTGTTCCTGCAGGGAGTCTCCCACCGCTATGAGTAGAACTTTCAACTAAGCTAGGTTCCATCGCAGGAAGCTTAAGTGTCTCTAATCTCTGAGCATCATAATCACTTATAGGAAAGAACCTATGTACTTTCATCATTTCACTAGAGTCTTTAGCCCCCTGCTCTGCAAAGCTATGGATAGTCCCTTCCATTGTAGCAACTATACTATCCCCCTGTTCCCTATCTATAAGACCAATCTGAATAGTTCTCTGATTATTCCCAGAGCGACTTAACTCCTCACTATTCTTATTGATAAGCATAACAGGTGCGTACCGACCATTGCTTGCCATCTTAAGAGCCTTCTGTATCCGCCCAAGAGGGGTAAGCCCTGCGGCTCCAAAGATAGCAAGAGAAGTATCCCCCTCCATTATTCCTGTCATCACGTCATGAAGATCTTGGATGCCGGTGAACTCTAAGGGGGGAGCAACCTTGTTAGCAAATCTAGCGGCGTCTCGGGGGTGAAGTCCAAGCACACCTTCAGACATACGTCCTAAAATATCAGCCATAGTATTCCCTGGCCTATCGTGGAGTCCAGGAAGGCGTTGGCGAGGATTATCGACCATTTCCCGAACTAAGTCGGGTGGAGACCTAAACCTCTTGAACAAAGGGGTGGGTAGATCAGCCAAATTCTTTAATATCCCCCATCATAGACATACCTTGGGGCAGCCATAGGTTATTGGAATGCCCCTCTACATTTTGATGCCTCTCAACTGACATAGCCATAAGCTCTATCATTATATCAAAAGACTTTTCAAGGAACTCAAGACGTTTCTCTATATTACTCCTGGGTATGCGATCTTTATTCTTATGATACCACACAGCGGTATCTATGAGCCGCCGCTCAAGAGGGAGGTGCGTCTCAGTGTTTATTTTCTCCAAGCGGTCGATTAATTCTTTAGTTACGTCTACCATTATTCTTCTTTCTAGTTATCAATAAGGATGAGGTCAGTATCTGGATCGAATACTCTGCCGCTCATTTTGTTCTTCATGTTATTACCCGGACCTCGAGGTTCACTGGCAATACCCTCTATGGTCCGGTAATAAGCAGTCATTGTCGTTCGTCTCTCACGAACAGCCCCGAACATGTTTCCCCGACTATGCCAGTTGGGGGCGTGATGCTAGGGGAACTTTCCTATAGACATTAGGTACTCTTTCCAGGCAGTTGGGTGATCAGGACTTTTTAGCCATCTGCCAGAAGGTGTCCTAGAAAATCCGTGCTGTTTTCCACTTTCAGGATCTAGCGCAAACATATCTTCCCCGAGTTCCTGGAAAGCGCCGCGATAGTCATATCCTGGATCGTCAAGATTAGGAGGTTCCCCGAAATCATCGCTAAAGCTTTTAAAGAACTCACTCTGTGTTACAAAAGATTGGAACGCAGCTTCATCTTGTTTCGATAATTTAGTTACGGAAAAGCTCTTCTTATGGTCCTTCTGCATTTGGCGAATTGCTTGGAGGTCCTGGGTATTCAACCTTTCCATAAATTCAGGAGGTATATTAAGGTCTGCCATGCTAGGTGCCTTGTACCCCTGCTAGTCCGGCTGTTGGGTTACTCACTGCGGCAATCTCCGCAGCTCCGGGATCTCCTCCAGTCCCAGGGCCACCAACACTTCCGGCTCCTGGTTGAGTGATGTTTTGGAAGGCAGGCAGTTCAGCGAGGTCCTGGGCTACCCGAGCCGCCTCTTCGGAATCCCTCTCAATGTTCTCTGGATTAATGTTGAGGGAGCGCATCATAGTGTTAAGGATACGATCTCCGCTGTACTTCTTAAAGAAGGCTTGGAGGAGTATCGGGTTGGCTGTCACCATCTGTAGGAGGGAAGCCATCTTTTGGAAATCTCTCACACGGGCGAGGACTGCGGATAGGCCGTGGACCTTAAATGAGCAGTCGTTGGCGAATACTGCGAAGCGATCAGCCTTGGACATTTGTGCTAAGCGGAAGGCTCCGTCAATGCCGATTGCGTTGATAATCCGCTGATTAGATACGTTGTCTACGAACTGGAGAATGGTAAGGAAGATTTTCCCCAGGAGGTGTGTGATATTAATCTCGATATCAGAGATAATAGCGTCGAGGGTTACTGCCTGAGACTGCTCCAGAGACGCGATCTCAGTAGCTCTTACTTCCTTGGCTGGTAGGGAGCCCATTTTAAGCTCACTACTTAGCGCGGCACTTGTGAACTCCCGAGTAGTTGCTTCAAACATCAACATAGCACCGGCAGGTACGTCACCTTCGGAGACGGTCTCGAGGACCTTGGCTCCAGGAGGTAGTGTTTGGTTCACCGCGATAGTATCACCCTGCGCAAACCCACCTTGGGCCTGTCGAGGATCAGACATAGCATCCACCCGCACCTGCTTAATACCCCAAACAGCGGCGATGCCCCCATCTAGCATGAGATTGTACAATTCGTTGAGGGCGAAGTTCAACTGGGTGGCATCATCATAGAGTGCTTTATGCCAAACGCTGAAAGGCACCCGAATAAGGGGAAATGCCACAAATGGACTTGTTTGGTGCCACAAAGGGTTCTTTGTAGGTCTAACTAGGACATATCTATCGTTGGCAATCACGCACCAGCAATTTTCATGGGCGATACTTCCATCTGGATTAAGGAGAGTCCCCCAAAACTCGGTGATTTGCACCCGTTTCCGGAAGGATGGAGTTTCATCTTGTTGCGGAGTTGCAACATTACGGCGTTTTTCATCTTCCGCCCGTACAAAGTCATCCTCAATCTCCTTAACGGCGGCTTTATCGTACGTTCCTTGCTCTGCCATACGTTGTGCGAAGGATAAATCTTGTTCTGTCTCATGTATCTCGAACATTCCCCGCCCAGTTGGGTCTTTGAAGTAGTCCTCTGGCCGAACTACGTCTACTCGGAGTTCCATTTCGTTCTTTACGCGACTTCGCAGCACCGTTTCGCCGGGGGTAAGCTGTCCCGTAGTAAAATCTACCTGAGTTTCCCCCGGGGCTGCCTCGAAAACACGTTTTTTGGAGGTATAAGTATGTACTTTGAGGATAGCAAGGGATTCGAGGGACCCAACCTTAATTGCGTCTGTGATAACGTGGGCCAAGCTCCCAACATCTATATCCGATTCATATAGGGAGTCGGTAAAACAGGTTATGAATTGCCGAATCTCATGGGAAGCAAGAGGGGATTGGCTACTTTCAGCGAGAACCGGCTCATACCACGCACCGAACTGAGTAAGAGCACGTTTAACAAAACCTGTAAATTGCTCAACCGCTGTTGGAACCTTTGGAAGGAACTCGCGGCTTTGCCCTTTTTTCTTGTGGCTCCAGTCTTGTATCCCGAGATAAGCTTCTCGGTTCTCCCGATTCCGCCGCATACGCCTCTTTTGGGCATGACGAGCAGAATCTCGGAATTCCTTAACCGCTTGTATCGTTGAAAGGCCGTCGCTATTCGGGGATAGGGGGCGATCCTCCCCCGGTATCGTCTTTGTCTGTTCGTCTGCCATATCCAGGTCCAGGTATTGTTACAGGTTCATAGGTGGGGTCCACAATGCAATAAGAGCAGATTCCGATAACTCTTGTGCCTCCAGGGGGAAGGTCGTCTCCGCACATCCTACATATATGAACATCTTGCATATCCATTCTATTATATATACGCGGGTGCGCGACTCTTTAATATAGGGTGCTAGGCGCGATCAGGTTCCGATCACCTCTTCCTTTCATAACTCATAGATGGGACCCGCACATTCGGGTGGGATTGTTCCGCCCTGATTGGTCGAACGGGCGCTTCTGCAAATACCCAGTACCCCATCGCGTCAGAAGTATGTGTCCGTTTCACATAAGGGTCCTTCCGGTTGAACGTCTTTTTAATGCCCCCCTTGCCATCAGATATAACCTGTTCAAAGTCCTCCGCGAGCTCGTTACACAAAGGATCTATCTCAATCATAATCTCACCGGTTTCCGTCTTGAAGTTCCGATTCATACTATTGATTCGATCTGGTATAGAGGGGTTCTTCTCCGGTACTTTGAGCCGCATAGGAGCAGGATAGTCCACCATGTTGTTGAGGATCAAGTTGTAGGAACTCATCTTCGTTTGATGGGAGCGGCTCTTGCCAGATGCGTCCCCGTATATGTGGACCTCCGCCAGATGCATTGGATGAACCTGCTTGAATAGATCACACATTTCTGCGATGTTGCCCTCTTCTAGGATAAGCTCCCGAAAGACCCGGAACAAGCCCCGTTCCCTTTGCCCAATAAGGCTGACCATTGGCTCCACGTTGAAATCCCAAGTCCAAGCCAGTGGCCTCCGCAACGCTATGTCTGGCTGCTCTCTTACATTAAGACGATAGTCAAAGCCGCTATAAATCCTAGCTCCAGAAAGGCCAGGAATAAGCTCACCTTGTAGACGAATTCTGCGCTGCACAGACCCAGACGGGTATATCGCTTCGAGTCTCTCGATTTCGGGGATAGGAATATACGTATTATCATAAATACTTGCACTAACGATGCCCACATTATCTAGGACTCCATTTTGCCAGGGCTTCACCTTCTCCGAGTATATCCACGTAACACCTCCTATTTGCCCTTCCGGTGGAAGTAACGTACAGGTAAAGAATATATTGAGCGGCCTTGCGCCAACGCGGATAACAGTTTCCTCGTAGATTCCCATCGGGGGCTCTTCGTCGAAATGCACCCAGTCTTTCTCCGTACCCTGGAACTTGAGCCTACCAGAGTCGGCGGACTTATAGCCGATGATGCTACCATTCTTCAACCTCAGAATCTGATCAGATACCCGCCATCCATTCTTCGCTATCTCTCTAGGAGGTATGAAAGGTTCATGGGTGCTCCCAGGTGGCATAAAGCCGTTATCAAAATACTTAGGCTGTACAATATCACGAGAACTAGGAAAGTCAAGAGATACAACCCAACCAGAAGTGGCGCGATCACGGATAGATACGTCAGACCCTCGTGCCGTGTTCCATTTAACATCGTCCGACTGGTCTCCAAATCTTGCCAACGTAGCACCAGTGTAACAACCCGCATCAGACTTTCCACTCCGGTTAGCGCCCAGGTAATAATTCTCCTGAAAAGTCCTCGAAAGAACATTGTTGATAAACGTCCTCTGTTTGTCGAACGGAACGAACATGGTAAGCGGATCTCCCTCCGCCCGCCTCTGCTTTTCCATGAGGAGCAAGAGCTCACTCTCTTTCTCTAGTCTCTTATCAATTTCCATCTTGCCCATCATACACCCACATATATGTCTTAGGTAGCCAAAGGAACTTATCTTGCGTAGCAAGAGGGTTCATTTCAAAACAGGTGAAAATGCTGAGAGCACTATATAAACCATCCCTCCCACCCCTACCCCACCCACCCCCCCGGCGGCGCGAGTTGCGAATGATTATCATCTTCATCGGGGAGGGCCAGTTGCGAATGCGACGCATCTGCATAGGTTACGCATTAAGTAATAGATTGCTCATTATGTAATAAATAGTTGTAGTGACAACTATCTCATACACGTTTGGGTTGAGCCACTGATTTACGACAATGCTACCTATTAGAGCATAATCATCCAGCATATTTACTAGCTATTGTCAAGCACTTTATATGTTTGAATTGTTAAAATATTATTTGACATATTACCTGGGTTTTGCTACCATGTTTTTAGTCGATAAACATGTTGGTTTGGCCCCAACGTTGAAGTGTAAGCTACATGGTTGTCATGTGCTGAGGGTCACAGGGATTTCCGAACCAATGAACGGTTGACAACCGTTTGCGACCTCCCGCATGTTGGAATTTGTCGCCAACATGATTTGGAGTATATGTTGGGAGTAATTCCAACACCATAGACCTATCATGCCGGTATAACAATATGGTAGGTCACTCATACATAAAGGAGAAAAGTTATGAGAAATATGACAATTAAAGTTGCTGATGCAAAAGGCGCAGATGCGACTCGTAATGTTGAACTTCCACTCCGGATAGCAGAGAATACTGCTGACATGGCAGAAATCTGCGGCTCAGAGGAACGGGCTTGCGACATGTTCAATCGCTCGCTGATTATTGCGTTTCAAGGAGTTGTCCGGGGCGACCTGAAGAAAATAGGTGATGATCGTCTTACCGATAAGAAAGTCATCGAAGGGAATCCTCCCGAGTATGTTCCGAGTGTTCGGAAAATTGTGGATCACGTACAACGTACGAAGAAAGCAATCGAAGGACTGTCTGATGAAGGTCGGGCGGAACTACTCGCTCTGTTGAACGCAGAGGAAGGTAAATAACCAAACAAACATGGGTTGGGGCTTCGGCCCCTTCCTTTTGTTTACAAAAGAGGACAATATTATGACTGATCATGTTGCGTTATTAGACCGATTTGATGGTGATCTCTATAATGGGAAATCAATAGAAGATATTTTCTCATCAACACCTGAAGATCAACAACAGGCTATGTTGCTTGCTTTGGCCGATGATGAGGCTGACCTTGAGATCTTTGATGTCTTTACTGATGGTTTAGATATTAAAGAGCCTTACACTCAATACGACGGTAAGGCAATCTTGGCTAACTTTACTTATCATGCGATTGTGCAAGAACCAGGAGCTGTCTGTCTTCTCGTTGCGTTGGCTCACTCATTCTGGAAACATAAACTATCAGATGTGTTGGATCAACAGGCAGCTATGGATACGGTCACTATATCAGCCATGCGTGCTCACTGGGCCTTAGAACAAGGGGCTGGTGATATGAAAGAACTATCAAGTTGATACTCTTCTTTCTACCGCCACTTGTGCGGTACGCAATAGTAGGAGCAATCTTCCTATGGCTTGTATTACCATATTAACCAAGGGGGCAGGGAAACCTGCCTCCTCTTTCTTTAAGAGATGAAATCCTTGAGGTTGAAACGAATATAGATAGTATGAGTATAAAACCTATCTACTAAACTAGGAGGTCCCTTCGGGGGCCTCTTTTTTTGTCTGCC